TAAAATCCTACAAACGTCAGGCAAAGGCCACGATCGAACTCGACGAGTTGAAATATATGATCAAACTCGCTACCCCTTTTGGTGGGGATCTTCTCAAACTTCCACCTTCTCCGATTACTGCACGTTGTGAGGTGGAAGGAGGAACTCTGCTTTTAACCGTCCCAGCGGCGAAGATTGTAAAGTTTTCCCTCCCCTTTGAGACTGGGGCGGATGCTGCTGAGACAGATCTGGATCTTGCGGTCACAAGTTATCCGATTATTACATTTACTTAATATATTTTACAAGGAGAATCAAAAAATGGAAATCCAAGGTACTCAAAAACATGACGACTATCAACAGGCGATCGCAAGTCTTCCTAAAGATTACATTCCGGTGGATGAAGGTTTTTTAAATCGTTACGAAGTGGAAATCGAAGCGATCAAGGAATTTTTATCCGACAAGGGCGGCCTTCACCTGATCCAGGTGGACGAATATTCCACACTTTGCCGGGTTCCGTCCAAAGAGACTCTTTCCAAAGTTTCGGAGCGTAGTAAAAAACTCGATCCGATCGAAGCGGACATTGATTTCGTAAATCGTTGTTTGGTGTATCCAAGTGCTGCAACATTTTCCGGTTGGACAAATAACGGAGCTCCTGGGCTTGCCTCTTCAATCAGCCGTAAGATTTTCGATCTGGCAAAAGTAAATCAAGAGGCGGTTTCAAAAAAGCTTTAGCGGATCGGGAAGCGGAAATTCGTTCGGGATTTGGGGCGTTTGAAAATTTAATTCGTCTCTTATCTCCCGAGACTCCGATTCCGGATCCGTTTGACGCACAAGAAATTGCAAGAAGAAGTAAAGACGTTCAGTGGACACAAGAAAGGATTATCGAGATCATCGCAGTCGGAGTTGCTAAAGGAATCGCAAAAGCATTCGGTAAGTGATAATCTTGTTTACAAAGGATTTGTAATTTAGGATAAAGGAATAGATAAAGATGGCGAAAGATTGGAAAGGTTTTGATCCAAAAAATCCAACAGCGAGCGATTTGATTCCGTTTGCCGGAGTGATCTATTTTTTCTTACATCTTTGGTCTTTCTTTCCTTTTCTGGGAATCATTCCTGCGTTAATTGTCATTCCGTTTAATAAAAATAAATTCCTAAAATACTTACCTCTTGTAACAAACCTTTATATGTCCACGGTCTATTTGCTTTACCTTTACAAGTAGGTACAAATGGATACATTCGAACTCGGTGTTGTTTTAAGTCTCAAGGATTACGTATCCAGTCGTCTCGGTGAAATCGAGACGCGTTGGAAAAATGTTCGAAAGAGTATGGACGATACATCCGCGTCCGCAAGACTTTTTGACCGTTCGATGGGAATGGTTCAAGCGGGACAGAAAATGTTGGAGCTCGGATCTGCCGGACTCTACATGTCCAAATCTCTTATAGAAGCGGGTCTCGAAGCCGGTAAACTCGAAAAGAACATTGAATCGCTAGGTGTTACCAAAGACGAGGTTACGAAAATCTCTTCGGAAGTGCGCGCAATGACCGGAGACATGGGAATCGCTCAAGAAACCTTCTTGTCCGGAATCTATGATATCAAGTCCGCCGTATCCACTTTAAACCCCGCCGAACTTTCAAGTGTCGCGGGCGCATTGGGTAAGGCCGCAATCGCAACCAAAGGAGATTTTGCAGGACTTGCGGACCTTTTTGGTACGACACACTCACAGTTTAAAAAGATGTACAACGAATCGGACGCCGCATTTGCATTACGTTTTGCGAATACACTTTCATTATCTGTTCAAAAGTTCAAAACGGACGGCGCTAAGATGCAAGCGGCAATGCAAGGGCTGGGTGCAACTGCGGCGGGAATGGGTGTAAAACTCGAAGAGCAGATGGCAGTTTTGGGAATGCTTCAAAACACGATGCTTCCGGGAGTCGCCGGAACCTCTTACCGCGCTTTTTTAAGTTCGGTGGGAGAAGGATTTCAAAAACTCGGACTCAGCGCAAAAAACGCACAAGGTCAAATCAAATCCATGCCCGAACTTTTGGAAGAGATGAATCAAAAATATCAGAATTCCTTTGTAGTCAATCAGGCTACAGGGAATAAGGTTCTGAAGCTTGATGCAAGAAACGAAATCAAAAAAGCGCTCGGTTCGGAAGAAGCTGTGGCCGCGCTTGAAAATCTCCTTCCCAAAATGGGAGAGTTAAAAACTTCAATTGGAGAAATCCAAAATGCAAACTTAAGCGGCACTGCGGAAGCCTTAAACAAAATGGCGGGAATCAACCAGGATAACCTGTCGTCTCAATTGGATCGAACATCGGAAGTTTGGAAGAGTTTAAAAACAAGTCTCGGTCAAGATATTTCCTCCGGTCCGATTCTTTCCATCGTAAAAGGTTTTGGGGATATGCTGTCCGGGTTGACTAAATTTTTAGACCAAAGTCCCGGGCTCAGGAAATTTATTTCCTATCTCGTAATCGGCGGATCCGTTGCGTTATTTTTAGGAGGCGCATTCACTACGCTCGTTGGAATTGTAGGAATGTATACCGCTGTGACGAGTTCCGCGGCGGCTGCAAAAATTTTTGATACCATAGCAACTATAAAGAACTGGGCGGCAAAAGTTGCAAATAGAACCGCGACCATTGCGTTAGCTGTCGCAGAATACGCGTTAATCGGTATCGTAGGAACTGCGATTTACTCTTGGAAAGCCCTGACGTTTCTATATGGTATCATGACGAGTAAAACCAAAGCCTTAGCCGCTTGGCAGACAATCCAAACTGGAGTGACTACCGGGCTTACGTGGGCTTCGAATCTTTTGAATGCTTCTCTTTGGGCTAACCCGATCGCTTGGGTCGTTGCGGGAATTATGCTCGCGGTAGGTACAGTTGTCGCTGCAGTTTACTATTGGAATGAATGGACGAGTGTCGTTTCAAACGCCTGGAACCAACACAAAAATCTAATATCGGCCCTTTTACTTTTAACCGGTCCGATCGGCTGGACCATTGCGGCTTTAGTAAAGATCAAAGACAATTGGGCCGCAATTACGGGATGGATCGACAAAGCTGTGGTTGCCGTAAAAAGTTTCTTTGGTATGGGAGGTGATCAAGTAGCGATCGGAGTGACACAAGAAGCTTTAAAGACCGTCGATGTCAAACCGGCAGCAACTTCCACGACAAAATCCGTTTTAGAGGGAATGGGAAGCGTTGACAAGATGTTGACCCAAACGGGAGGAGCAAAGCTTGATTTAAGCAATCAAGCCCAATACTCCAAAGCATTAGAAATTCCTAAATTAGATCCTTCTTTACTGAATAGTCCATTACAAGGGTATCCGGGTGGAGCCGGTAAACAAGCGATTCAAATCACGATCAAAAGTCTCGTCGACAAAGTGACATTTCAGAACAATTCTTCAGGACACAAAGAGGCTGGAGATTGGGTTGGAAATACATTTACAAACGAAATCAAAAAATTAGCAAATCAAGGAAATCCTATGACCCCATACGCACTTCAATTTGGAGGAACTCAATAATGTTTTTAGACCCAGCTCCAGGCGGTTCTTTTTTAGCGGTTACAGGGAGTGACTTAGATCCTGTAAAAATCGGCGGTTATAGTTGCCCTCGGGGAACAAAGGTTACGATCTCTCAGGAAAAAAACTATTCCAAGACAACCGTTCCCGGTCGAGAAGGAACAATTAAAGAAGTTGTAGGTTTTCATGATTGGCAGCTTACGATTGAATTTGAATTCGTTAGTAATACCGGAATGCAGTTAGGCGCTCTTTCTGAGTTGCGCGATATTGAATTAAAATGGAAAGAAACAGAATGCGTTTCCATTATACACCCTAAAGTAAACGCACTCGGAATTATTTGGATCGCTTTAACACGAATTGAATTCCCGGACGAAGATCGCGGTTTTGAACTTCCCGTACGAATTGAGGCAATCAGTGATGATCCATCTTTTGATTTGGAGACTCCTCCAGAATGAACGAGCGCGTCCATTACGTGAAAGAGAACGATACTCTCCAAAGAATCTCGGCCCTATACTGGGGAGATTGGACATTGTGGCCGCTACTGAAAGATTCGAATTCGCACTTGATCCAAAAAATCGGTTTTGATTGGCCTGAAAAATTAAAAGAAGGAATCGCTTTAAAAATTCGGATGGATCTTCCTACTTCTGACTTGGATCATACTGTACTCGAAGGCGACTGCTATGAGTCCTTAAGTTTATTCTACTATTCTACAGAACATTTTAGTGAACGGATCCGAAATCAAAACGGGCGAAAAATCCTTCGGTATTTGATCGGTAGTAGGATTACAATCCCAGCGCTCGTAGATCGAAGAACGTTTCAAACTTCTAAGGAGAGAATCAAAACATGGCATTGATTATGAGACAACGTTTACTCATCGGTGGTAAAATTCTTCACAAAATCTCGGAAGCCGAACTTGTTTCCGGAAGAAAGGAACCACACTCTCAGCTGACAATCAAGCTTCCTAAGATGAAAGGATATGACAGCAAAGCATTCAAAAAAGGTGATTTAGTGCGTTGGTGGGCCTGGTATGAAGGATACAAAGAATCCCTTGAATTTGAAGGAAAAATTGTGAGCATATCTCCAAAGATGCCTTTGGAAATTGTTTGTAGAGACAATATGTATGATCTTCAACTCAAAACTGTAAATTTTAATATTGATAAGATGACAATACCTTCAATCGTTAATCGTTGTATTTCCGCCGAGGATGTAATTCCTAAAATTGACCCAACCATTGCTTCAATACGATTAAGTTATGATATTTTAACCGCAGGAAAACGCGCCGCTTTCGTACTTCATCGACTAAAAAAATATGGAATCGACGCTTTTTTTCGGAATAGTTTTTTGGTAGTTCAGAATCCAACGAAAATCTCACCTCCCGCTAAAAAGAAAGTCTTTCAATTGGGTCACAACGTAATCAAAGACAATCTCTCCACGCGGGAAAGTAGGCCGATCCAAGTCAAATTAAGAAGTTATAATATAGATACCGGAAGAATGCAAGAGGCTACGTACACGGAAAACGGCGGTGAAGAGTTGGTTTTTGACTTGGACGGAATCTCCTTGTCCGAACTTAAAAAAAGAGCGGAGGAAATTTATCACGAGATTGCGGGGACTGGTCTTGTCGGAGAATTTGAGACCTTCGGAGTTCCGTCGGTACAACATTCAGAAATCATAACGTTTGTTGATCCTGATGATAAACTTAGATCGAAAGACATTTTTGTAGATAAAGTGATTAAAACTTGGTCCGCTAAAAATGCAACGTTTAGACAAATCATCCATCCGGCGGTTGTGAAATTCAAGGATGCTGTATGAGCGTTGCCCAAGATATAGTTACTCTCTTTTTTAGTGAGTTTACAATCAACTGGGCAACGATGGCAACGGTCGTTCGTGTTCAGGAAGAACCGGACGATTCCGGCAAACCGGGCCTTTTGATTGCGACAGTCAACGGCGCCAATAAAGAAAATATACGCTGGTTTTGGCCGATCAAACCCGCTCCGGGAAGTCGTTGTATTATTCTCTTCGGAGACAACAACGCAAGTAGAGCAATAGCGATCGGTTTTACCAAGACCGCAAAAATCAAAACAAAGATCGCCGAACTTTGTGAGATTGAAGTAGACGAACAAGGTTTTAAAATCGATCATTCTCAATTTCTTTCCGTCATTGCAAAGCTTACGGAAGGAAAGCTGACTTTAAAAAACGGTCCCACTTTAGAAGTCGCGTTAGACTCCATTCAAAACAAAATCAACTTCAAAGGGAAAGTCGAAGTCGGGGACGCAACCATTTCCGGAGTCGATACAAACGCTTTAGAAACTTGGATGAACGAAATCGTCACATCATTACAAGCCCTCTACACCGCGATTCAAGCGTCACCTACAACTCCAATGGATGGAGGCGCATCTTACAAAGCTGGACTTGCCGGAGCTATTTCTTCGAAACCCATCCCTTCGGTTCCAGTCGATTTAAAAGTTTCGAATCTTAAATATGGAAAGACGTAACTTTGTTTGCTATCTCAAATTTGAATTTTGAAACAAAAAGAGAATAAAAATGAACGATATGGTAACAAAAAAAAATTGGGATGAGTTTCGATCAACCGGGCTACTATTATTTGTAAATCATTTCTTGCACATTTTTGGCTGGGCTCTTGTCTTCGAATGCAGTGATCAAAAGGTCATTTCTGTTTATCCAGCAAGGGTTAAGTATCGAGGGTTTAGAGAAATAGCAACGGATGAGGCGTTCAAAAGGGTAACAAATTATCTACAGGATACGATCGAAGAACTTAAAAAAGAAGTCGAAGAATGAACTTCGGTCGGCTATCTCGCACAAAAAAATAGACGACATAGCGGACATTCATTCCGACCAATTACTCGAATCGCTTGCGGTCTTCTGTCCCACAGATAACCTCTATTTTGTGGATTTTTTAACCGACGCACTTACATCCGACTTACTACTCGATTCAAAAACTTTTGATTTTGCAGAGACGGAATCGGAAATAGAAGTCGTGCGTTCAATGGTAATCGAAGCGTTCGACATGACTCCTGCGGACGACATTGACTTTCCAGAAATCTACAGCCGTCAAAGAAAGCATCTTTACGAAGACGACGATAGCGGTCCTCAAGAAAGGATGAATGACGCTTTTAGAATTCTATCTCAATTTTCTCAAATCGATTCTGACACAATTAAGATTTCCCTACTCAAAGAAGGACTTTCCATTTACTTCCGATTAAAAACCGGAGAAGAGCTTTCTCTCAATCTTGGGGGGAACTCATGATATTATACACTACAAAATCAAACGTACAGAGAGAGATCGAGCGTAACGTTTCTAATTCTAAGGTTTTCGAAAGCCATGATTTTACTCGGGACTCCAAAGCGAGTACGATTCTAAGGTCTCTTGCAAACGCAATCTATCTATTCATCGATCAAAATTTGGTAGCCCTCCAAAAAGCGATCCACTATCACACGGCGGAAGAAGAAGACTTACACGAATGGTTAAAACGCTACGGTCTGGAATGGAAAGAATCGACTCACGCGAAACACAGAATCCGGATCGGTTCTAAAACAGCCGTTCCTTACGAAGTTCTGATTCCCGTCGGAAAAATCGTAGGTACCGCGGATCATAAGATTCAGTTTCAAATTACGCAAGAATCAAAAATTCCTCCTACAGCGCCCGTAGATTCAAGAGGGTTTCATACGATGGAAGTGATTTGTGAAGCTCTTCTTCCCGGCACGAAAGGCAACGTCGCCCAAAACGCAATTTCTGAAATTATCGACTATATCGAAGACTGTGACGTTGTGTATAACCCAAATACGATCCCTGAGTTTGTAGCGCGAGACCGAGAAACAATTGCAAGTGTAAGATCTCGTTTGCAAGAGGCTGAAATCAAATCTTCTTCCCTTTGGACTTCGGAGTGGTACGTAAGCGAAGCATTAGGTTTTTCTTTTGTAGAGAGAGCCATATTTAAAAGCAGTAAAGCAATTGGAATTCCGGGAGTTGTAAAACTTCTACTCAAAGGAGCCAGTGGAGCAATCTCATCCGCGCAGTTGCAAATCGTAGAAACGCATTTTGATAGCGAAGACAAAAATCCAGGCGGGGTCGCAAAAGTTGTCTGCGAAAATATCAACGCGATCGAAATCAATAAGGTTTTTATTATATACTTCGCTTCTGCCGAATCGATTCCGGATTCGATCACGCTCGAAAATATCGTAGATACGTTTTTCTTTTCTCTCAAGGACGGGGACGATTTTGTTACCAACTCGCTTCGTTCCAACCTTTTAAATTTGCCGGACGCAGTTCAGTGTGACGTCGACAACGGAGACAACATTTCCGTTCCCGCAGGTAGCCTTGCGGTTAAAGGTTCTGGTTTCGACATTACGGCAACGGTGTATTCATGAGTCGTTTTCGTTTCGATTTCAATTCCCTGGTTTGGGCAAATTTAAGACGCTCCATTCGTCAAACTACAAGTTCACCGGTTTCTATGAACGAAAACGGAACCGGTGGCCTTTCCAATAGTCTTTGGTATCGAGCTCTATTCGCATTTTTAATTGTGATTCAGGAACGACTCAAACGATCCAACTGGTTATACAAACAAATCTGGGTGGATACCGCAGATGGTAAGGGCCTCGATTGGTGGGGAGCTCGTTATGGTTTGTCTCGTGAACCGGGTGAATCGGATAGTTCGTATTATCTTAGAATTTTATTTTTAGCCGAGTATCGCCGTCTTCCGCCGACTCTTTTTACCAAGAAAAATCTAATCGCAAGGATCACGGGACTTTCTACGGATCAGATTTCAGTCGAACAAGTTTTTGATTTCAAATATAGAATGGGAGATCCGATCGGAACCATCCTCGGATCTCGTGATTACTGTTTTTATGCTTTCCGAATCTATATCGCTTCGATCAGTAAAAAATCCCGTCAAAATCTAATTCGTATTTTAGATGCGGTGAATATCGGCGGAAACGTTTGGGAAATCTGGGAGGAGCTAAATCCCTCCGGTCCTTCTCCGACTCCGGAAGACGGACAGTCTTGGAAAGGAGCTCGTTTGTCTGAAACGTTGTTAGGCGCCGAAATTGATTGGTTAGTATATTAGGAGTTTATTATGAGTAATTTAAGAGGTTTGAATTTTCCGGCAAATGGTAAGCCGGTTTTTCAAGGTGATTTTGAAACCGAACACAACCGTATGGAAGACGAAATCATAGAGCGATTTTCCGATCTCGTCACAGGTGAAGTTTTGTCCGGTGGTGATCTTACGCCCGGATCTCTTCCCAATACAATCAACCTTACGGAGATTGTCGCGTTTGATTCCAAAGGTAGACGGATCCACGTAGCCGCGCAAAGCGGTTTAGTTGTTACGCGACAAAACTTAGATTCGTTTGTAGTTTTGCGTCACAAGTTTCAAACCGATATTTCCCCTTATCTCGATTCTACCGGATACGCAAATACGTACCGGCAAAATTCTTTCGAAATCCTATTTAAAGAAGCTACTGATTCCGAAGACGTAGTTCTTTTTAAAATTCGTAGTTTAAACGGCGCAATTTCTATTTTGAATGATCTTCGGTCTTTGTGTCGTATCAAGTCAGGCAATATACGCGACAACTCGATTACGAATGTGAAGTTGGACACGGATAGTAAGGTAGGCTCCTTGACTGCGTTAGTCGGTCGTTTCAGCGGCTCGATGCGTTCGAGTATAACAAGCGCACTCAATGCAATTGAAAGCTGGATCAGTACAGAAGAAACAACGAGGCAGAATAACATAAATCTTATAAACTCACTTCTGATCCCACTCGGTGGAGTTAGAGAGGACAACCTCAACCAATTGGATCCCAATTATTTCAAAGATGCCAACGGACAGGCCATTTCGCGATCTACGTTTTCCGCACTTTGGAATTTGGTCCACAAAACTGTTTCCGGCATTACTCCCTCTACCGATCGAATCACTGTCTCTACACATGGTCGTATAGAAGGGGATCTGATCAAGTTTTCATTTTCAGGCGGTGGAATTACAGCATTAACAGAATATTATGTTCGCAATCCGACGCTAAGCGATTTTCAGATTTCGTCCACTCGGACCGGTGCAATCATCGATCTAACTGCAAATCAAACAGGAGACTGTATGGTTGATACCGAGTTCGGATTCGGGGATGGTTCAACCACGTTTAATATACGAGATAGAAATGGTATATCTGTGAGGGGTGCTGGAGTTCATGGAACTAGGGCCAAGGCTTCCGGGGGAAATTATGATGGGGGCCCGGTTGGATACAAGGGGCAGGATCAGGCGCAAGGAAAAGGACTTTCCGTCCCGCCTGGAAATGTTTCTGGCGGTGCGTATGGACTCAACGTTGGGCTCGGGGGCCAATGGAATTTCCCAGGTGGTGGCACCTGGGGAGGGACTCCAATAAGTGCAACATTACCTATCAGTGACGGGACTAACGGAACGCCCCGGATAGGCAACGAAACAGTTTCTGCCAATGTAGCAGTGCGAATGAAAGTTAGAGTGGCATAATATAGGAAAAAATAATGAATTATATAATCGACAAACATTCAAATATTGTAATTTGGATGAACACCGATCCGAATCGGCTTACAGGTGTGGAAGCCTGGGTAAATTTCAATCCAAATCAACACGAAGTTGTCTATTCCATCCACTACAATCCGCAAATCGGAGAATCGTTTCGTGCGGAAATTAGAGACGGAATCGCACAAGACTTCAAACCGAAAAAGGTTTAT